GCCAAGTTTTACCATCATCTGAAAAGTCTTTTGCTCTAGGCAGAAAGAAGCTCAAATATGGATCTATATCATTAGAACCAGCAAATACCCAGAAAGTTTCAGCTATTGTTGCAAATATGTTGTTTTTACGCCCTTCAAGTGAAAGGTGTCTTGCCTTAGGATTGTCTAGAGTGACAAAGGCGTTATAAACGGTGTTAATATCACCGTTTCTTGATTTTGTTCGGTAGCCGTTATGAATGAGTTGTTCTAGTGATTTAAAAACAACTTCATTTATACTTTTACCATTGATTAATGTAGGTTTCAAACTTGTTCCCCTTTTTGTTTTAATTATACCGAGGGAAACTTAAGATTGACTTAAAAGTTTACTGAACCTAACATTTAGAGTTTTCACTAAAACGCTATGGGACACAGAACCGTTTTCTAGAAATTCAATTTTTTTACCACTTTTAGCCACACAAAAATTATCAGTACAGTAGACTAATTTTACCTTTTCTTTCAATGAATAACATTTTTTTGGTTTCTTAGTACATTCCTGAAGACTTGATAAAAATTTCTTTCCTAAAATCCCACAAACTGTTTTCTTTCTTCGACTTCCTTCTTCTAACACCTTCCTAAGCTCTTCAGAATACAAAGACCTATCTGAAATCATTGGATAATATACTACTTCAAATGGTATATCTTTCAAATTAGATAGAGTAATGGTAACAGTGGTATTTTCTCCTTCACTACAATTTCCCTCAGGGAATTTTTTCAGTAGTTCTTTTTTAAGGAGAGGTGCTACTAAACTCATATCACACGCAATTGAATATAGGAATTGTCCAGTCCTCGAATAACCAACAAACATAAGGATTCCCTTATCATTTTCATACTTACTAATGGATTCAAATGTGATATTATTAAAAATTCCCTTTCCGGAAAGCTTTTTACCATCGCCAATAGTTTCACTTTTCACTTCTACGAAAAACTTATCGTGGTATCCATCCCACCCATGTTTATCTTTGATATGTTTACCATTTATGAGCTCTAACCCAAGTTGTTCTTTGATGTCGTTTTCTACACCCATTGTTAAAAGGGTATGTTGTTTTAAAAGTTCCCAAGTGGTCTCTTTACTATCTGGTTCTATTAAGTTCCCCGTCATTGCATATTCATATAAATAGTCTACCATTTTCTACCTTTATTTTATTTCCCTATTATACCGTAACTTAACTTAATGTTAACTTAACGCCACACACCCTGAATTTTGAATTCCGTTCTTTATGTGATAGTAATGGGTTGTACCTTTACTAGACGGATTAGACTTTCGGGTAAAATTATCAAAATTCCCAGAATCAAATAACCATTTTGGTTGTACTTCCCAACCACCCATAACTTCCCTATAATGGGCAGCGATTAAAAAATCAGTATGTTGTTTATATTTCATATAAGTTGTCAAATCAGCACGGGTCAGTTGCTCATCGGAATTATTTATAGCACCACGAATATTAAAGTTGAACCAAGTGTCATTCTCTCTGGTTGGTTTGATTTCATATCTAATACCATCAGCTTCAACATCCCAAGCAAATGTATCAGGATTTCTAGAATCGTGGACTGAGCGATTTACTACACCACCCAATAATTTAGCAATACCCACCTCTAAAATACACCCTGACTTAACGTGTTGTGCTAACACAGCGTCGCTTCGTCCGTGAGTTTGTCCATTTTCTTTTATCTCAGAAATCATTTGATCAACTTGAGAAGCAATATCATCAGCCGTTACGAATTTTGACTTCTGTAGACTATTAATTATATTAGTTAAATCCATTCGTCCATCCCTGAAGGTTCTGCCTTTTCTGAAGGGACTTCAAACGTTTCATAGAATTTATCTACGTCAAAGTCCTCATCAATGAATCTAGTAACAATATACTCCTTTGGCTCATCAATAGAAACACGGGTCACTGTGTCACCATCGAGGGATTGTTCATTCCAATATTTTTGTGAATTGATAATACCCTTGTTGTCTTTCCATCCAGGAGCGTTTTCAGCCCAATCCATACCACGCTCTAATTTACCTGACCGAACATTAGTTCTCATAAGAAAATCTTCACATTTATCATAGAAACTTGCTAATATATGAACTTCGTCAGCACCAGCATTATGGAAAGTTTCAGGTCCAGCGATCTTACTTCTATTGTTGAAGTAACCTTCAAATACAACAGTATCAACGCCCCGTTCTTTCATTTCTGTGATAAATGCTGATCTTTGGTCCCAAGATGAACACATTCCAGTATCGAGCCCAATCCATTTTCTACTTCCGTCAAATTTCCCAAAAATCACCCAATTATTAGAGAATCTTAAACCGACTTTGGTGGTAACTTCTTTATCCCCATTTTTCTTTGACTTTTTGGTGTATGTAAATTCAACGTCTTCAACATCATATTTTGATTCTAAATAATTTACCAAAACCGTCACTCTTGTAGATTTCCCCGTTGCGTTGCTCCCTATGTAGTTGATCACAGAAAATTTGTTTTCTTTACCCATATTATTCTCCTATCCATTCATTTATTACTAATTTCTCTTCCCAGAAAAACTCATTTATTTCCTCAGGTACTTCTTTCCCAATATTCTTAGCTGTCGTTTTTAAATCTGGTACTGACCCAATAACCCAAAATAGAGTAGTTTCTTTGAACAACTCAGGGTGGTAATCAAGTAAATGTTGGTAAACCTTAGCTTCATACCTATAATGGAAAGTTATATCATCAATATTAACGCCTTTCAGAGTCTTTGCATAAGGATAACCACTTTCATGCCAAATAAATTCATATTGTGAATAATCAGCACCCATCATATCCAAGCGTTCAAACATATAATCCCTTTTGTCGACACCAACATTTATAAGGTGTATCCGTTTCAGATTTTCAGGTTTGTCCCTTGAAAGACCCAACAATACTGAAGTGGTAGAATTAGCTGACCCAAATGGGATAACCAAATCTTCAATGAAATCAGGAAAATTCTTAGTTTGTAAAGCCCCGACATTATGAAATGCTAGTATTTTTTCAGGTCTATTTTCCTTAAGTTTATGGTCTAGTGTGATATCTCGTTCGATCGTAAATGAATTCGGAAAGTCTTTCATAATCGCAGTTACCCTACGTTGAATGTTCACATTGAACCCTGAACCCATAGTTGTCTCGTATTCAGTACCGAACATGGTTGCGAACAGTGGTAAGTCTTTTGTGGACAGACTTTTATGGCTGGAACCTCCTGCTACCTGAATACACCTTAGACCGTAATGGTCAGCCATTGCTGCCGTCATGGGAGTTTGGGGAGAACTATTTACATTTGTTGCATGAATCACAGTATCAACTCCGTCAGGTCTGGTTTCAAAAAGATGAAGAAGTTGTCTACATTTTGAACCATTGATAGTGTTAATTCCCAATAACGCGAATTTATCCTCACGCTTATACCACATCCCGTCAGATTTTTGTTCTATTGGCGTCAATACGTCCATATAATCAGCCCAGTGTTTTGCTCCGTCAGGAACTACACTGTCGTGGGTATCTTCATTAATTGATTCTCTTTCTTTATTCATATCCACTCTCCTAAAGTTGATTTTGTTTCAACTTTTTTAGCCTTTTTTACTGGTTTTTTACCATACCATTCGATTTCTTTAGTTGGGTAATTCTCCATAAATGAATTTTTATAGACTGGATTATAATGTTCCATCATTATAACTTCGCCAGTATTTCGGTACCAATTTTGCTTGACCTTCACTAATCCTGGGTCATTGGGGTTATCTTCACGTCGAAGTTCTTTCGGTAAGTATGCTTTCCTTGCTTCCCAAAAATCATCAAAGTTGATATCGGAGCCATCAATTTCTTCCCAATCTCTCGTTTCAGCTTTCTTAATTCTGTCATAGAACATGTCATTATATACATTCGCGTACCGTCTATTCTTTCGGTGCCAACTTTTATAACAACAAAGTGTGCTTTCTAATGTAAAATAGTTCACATCTTCAAAGAACGGCTCACCCTCAAACCTATCTTTCGCATCAGCCAATAGATTTTTACCCTCTTGTTCTAACCAAGTCATCACTTCTTTATTGTGACCTTTTTCTAATTCTTTCGGTAAATCTTCATTATCTTTGCGGACATCTAAATCATCCCTGCCATTTACTATACATAATCCATTTCGATGTGATTTAGAACCTGATTTATCATAAATGAAAAGATCATCACAGTCTATATTCAACCCCATGATTTTCAAATATTCAAGATATGAAAATGTCGAAAGGCGTCCGTACATAAAGAAATCATTGAATACTGTATCCCAGAGTTTTGTAAAGTTTTCATACACATTATCAGAACTACAAATATCAGAGAAATATTCTACTTGAGTTTTTTCACCAAGAAGTTCCCTATAATTTTCATACATTTCAACAAAATGACCTTTTTGGTATCTTCTATCTATATCATAATCTAAATTTCTCCAATATTCTCTATGCCAAGTTTCCATTTTTTCTGGGGAAACACCGTAGCTCGGGAAATGTTTAAATAACACCCAAGAGGTCAATGGGTTTTGGGTAGCTCCGTTGATAAAAGCAAACCACAATTTTGTTTCAAAGTCCCATTCATACTTATCTGCTAAGAAAGGCATTACATAATACACTGCTCCGGGATGAGATTTATACTTCAGGTGGAAACCATAAAAATCTAAGAAAACTTCTCTACGAGCTAAAGGATTCCTAAAATCCATACCCTCTTGAAGTTCAGTAATTTCATTTTCACTATGTAGTTCAGAATATCTCCTTAATTCCATTAAATTTGCTCCATTAAAGATATATTCTCAAAAATTTCTTTCCAAGTAACGTAAGGAAATTCTTCGCTTGGTGTATTCAAATCTGTTTTGATATGAAATACCACAGCGTGTTCAGTCATTTGTCTACAATACTTTTTATAGTCGTCAACAAAATAATCACATCTCACGAATGATTTATCACCCGTTGAAATGAAGCCGTCCATATAAGGGAAATTTCGTTGTAAGAAGAAACGTTTTGATTGTTCGTGTTCAGACATACAAGCTGACACAAATACAATATCAAGCCCTAAATCTTTGAGCTTAGGAATATATTCTAAAGCACCATCAAGTGGCTTGAGGTTATCATATAAATCAGGCTTTCGCCAGAATTGTAATGGGTCGTTGTGATTTTTCATTAAGGTCTCTAAGTCGTTACTGTCAGAGGTGATTTCACCTAATTCGTGACCAGTAAGATTAGTGTACCATTCTTTCCAAGGAGTGACCGTATCTACAACGGTCAGGTCTACATCTATTGCTAATATTTTATTCATTATATACCCTCATAATTTTAACTAATTATAACGGAAATAACTTAATTTTAACTTAACTACTGATCCAATAAACGAATAATGCGAACAAATAAAATGCACCTGCAACAGTAGCAATCACCTGAAGGTCAGGATAATACCCGATTCCATCTTCAGTGTTCACTTCTCTTAAATTACCTTCATCAACAACATCATCATCAATTCCTAATAAGTATCTCATTTTAAGCCTTTCAAACTTTATACTATATTATACCGTAACTTCGCTTAAACCCTGCTTAAACTAATCTTATATTAACCTTAATTCAGTAATAGTAACGAAAGAACGTTACTTTGACTTTTATTACGTTACTATTCGCTCTCAGCGAATAGTTTTACGTTATCTTCATTTCCGTCAGCGTCAATTTTAGCATATGCGTCAGCCGACTTCATATAACCACCTTCAACCCTTTCGTGGTTAAGTTTGTTCTTTTTCATATATAGGTCAAACATTTCATCTGGTGTCATTTTAGCATACTGACACAATGAATTGATAACAAACATATAAGTATTCAGTAGATCTTCTCTTGAATCAGCATATGCTGTCAATGTAAATGCTGCTAAAGAAGTTAATAAATCCTGAGAGACACCAGTCGTGTTATCTTCTTCAAGGAGTTGATGAGCTTCTTCAATATAAGTCGTTGAACATGCGTTGTAATCTGACATCAAGGTACTGAGGTCTTGACCATAAGAAACAATCAAAGCACTTTTTGCAAAATGGATAATATCCACTGCTTCTACTTTGTTATTATTGTCATCATTTTCAAGATATGGTTTCCACCATTTCCAACCCGATTCAACATCACCCGTCCTAGGAGAACTCTCCAATAACTCACCTAACTCAGCCGTCATTGCTGAAAGTAGATGTGACATAGGTATTTCCTCAGCCCATTTTTCACCAGTGTATTTTACATTAAGTTCAGCTTGAGCTTGAACAATCGCATTGAAGTTGTCTAATGACATAATTTGAAATTCCATTTCCATTCCTTAAATTTATTTTTTGTCCCAAAGATAGATTGCTTTTGCGATCTCCTTTCGTTTTTGTGATTCTGTTAAACTGATTTCTACATCAATATAGTAATTTTCTAACCCATTTTCATTTATTTCTCTTTGAAAAAACGCATAGTGGTACGGTTCTCCCCAAATAAATAGGTCAATGACCTTGTCTTTCACCACTACTATTCTTTCCATGCCTTCTTCTAATTCTTCCATTTCTTCTCCTTTATCCACTGACGCCACAACCGCAAGCTAATCCACTACAGTTTGAGCAATCACTACACCCATTTTCTCCTGGAGTTTTATTCTTTAAGTAATCTTCATAATTTCATTCCTTATAAGTTTGTAATTTGTGTTCTTGGTGCGTCACTCATATCTATATATGCTTGCACCGCATCTATCTTTTCTTCATGTGATAACCCACTAACAATCGTTATGTGACAATCTCTAATACCGTCTTCAACAATTCCCTTAGTAAAGTATGCATTATGAAAACTATCTTGTTGAGCAATTTCTTGTACTTGACCATTAATAACCATATAAATAGTTTCCATACCTAAATCAAATTCCTTCATAGTTCATTTCCTTTGTCATCTACCCAACGATTTTTCGTATAGTTGAATATCAGTAATTTTTTATTTTGTTTTCTGGCTAAATCAAAGGAATGTTTAGTCCCTTTTGAAACGCCATCCCAGAAGGCTATTCCCATGTCTGAGGCATCCCATATATCCTTATTGCGAATATAACCAGCACTTTTTCCGTACTTGTCCCACTCAGCTTCAAATACTGTAAGTGGAATATTATTTACTTCTGCATAATGTTCAGCCATTGAGTCAGCCCCTGACGCACCACCTGATATTATAGCGTCTATTTCTTTGACTAACCTTAAACGATCCATTATCTTTACAAATAGTTCAAAATCGCCAAAGTCTCTTGAACCTATAACTGCTAATCTAAAGCCATTCATCTATACTACACTTATTGAAATCATAGTCACCTAAATAGAATAATTTCTCAACATGAACTTTTACGTTTTCTTTATTCAATGAAGATTTTACTTCTTTTTTCCAAATTTCACTAAATTCATCTGGCATATAAAATTCTGAAATAAATACATGGTGTCCCTCTTTCACTCTCTCCTTTACCCATGAATAGAAATATTCATGGTCGAAACCAGCTTCAGTATATTCCTTCGTGCCTTTGTACGGAATATCACAATAAATTACACTAGGTGAGTTGAATTTTAAATTTCTATAATCATCAAATATAAACTTAACGTCCAAAATATCAGGGACTTGCTTCATAATGTTTCGATATGCTTCTTGTTGATAATTCCTATTACCAGATATGTTGGCATATCCACCGTCATAAAATCTACCACCATATGAGCAAATAAACCCAATAAACCCAATTTCTGCCATCATATCATTAGGGTGATCTTTAGTCTTAGATAAATCCCTGTATTTAGAATATTCTTCCTTAGAAATGTCCACTCTTGGGCTCCACCCAAGTTGAAGACGCTGCCACATATTTATGAGAAAAACATTAATATCCGACCCAATTTTCGAATGATTTTCTATTTTATCTATTAAATTTGCACCACCAACAAATGGTTCGATATATTCAAACTCACCACTATCTAAAACTTCTTGAATAAATGGAATTATCTCTCCCGATATCCTATTTTTACTTCCCATGTATTTCATATCTACAACCACTCGTCGATTGAACATTCATTTGGAGTAATTATATCCTCTGGGTGTCGTTTATAACGATTTCTGGGACGTCCAGTTTTTCGCTTTGCAGATGTTATCTTGCTCAACTCGCAGAAACTATTCTCACACATCATAACATTTATTTTCCTATCTTCTTCTGGTAAATGGTCAAATAATTCATTATAGTTAGCTTCTAAATTACGCTTCTTCCACTCAGCTTCAATATTGTCCCTAATCCAGAATAATTGTTCCGCAGAAGTCATTCCATCAGCATCTTCAAATATAAGGTCAAGCCCTCTATCACATCCTGGACCAGAAATAGTAAATTCATTCTCACTGAACTTATATTCAGGGATATATGTGAAATCTACGAAAATCTGATAACCAAGAAAGTTTGAGAAACCATCAACTTCCCGTATAATATCATAGCACTTTTCCTGAGTTTCAGCCGTTATAATACGCTCAACAATGTCGGTTTTTCTAACATAGTCAATCAAGTGAATCATTCGCATAGGCATAGACTTTTCAACACCCTTGATATTGTAGTCAGGGAATTGTTTTTGTAAGTCCTTAGCTTCACGCCAAGTCATCTTTTCTATACCATTGTCAGTTTCAACTTCAACTTCTATATTAGAGCTGGTACACTCATACATACCTTTTGTTTCAGGCATTGCCCAAGTTGCCTTAAGCCCTCCCGTGTTAAATGCTGGCGTAAACCATACATATTTGGGGTCTTGTTCAGTTTCATGCTCTATGACCGTTCTAATTGTTTCCTTGACTTTGTCGTCAAAATTCAAAATGTCAATAGAATAAGGAAAACCAAGCTTAATGAAAGTTGATGATTTATTATACGTCCTAAATAACATACTCCAAAGGACCTTTTCCTCAAGGGTAAATTGGTCATTGTGACTAATATTTTTAATCATCCAAACTGACTCACGGTCAAGTTCCCTACGAACATTCGTAAACCTATAATTCTTAAACACTTCATCTTCAGTCCACTCGTCTTGAGGTAACTTTTCAATTTCTTTACGCTTGTAAATTTTATGGCGTTCAACCATATAAGAATGGTGATACCCAAGAACCTCTTCGTTTAGAACTGGGTTTGCGTTTTTGATCTTTTCTTCATCTACGCCACAATATAGTATATCTGCTTCTTTTGTTATCATCACCAACTCCTATTAGTCGCATTATTTCCCGTCTTGATAGAATTATGATTATCATAGAATGGACCAACCTCATGTTTTTTCAACCATTTTCTATATTTTTCCGTTTTGGTTTCTGAACATTCACAACGCCACCAAGAATCTACACTCAAATCATCATGGGCATAACTTTTACAAATGCCGTCTTTGCATTTACTACAACCAGCCTTTTCATACATATGGTATTTCTTGTTCGTCTTTTCAAGTTTTTTAATCTTTTTCTTCAGACGTTTAATTTCTTCTTTAAGAATTCTCTTTTTACTTTTTTTCGGTAGATACCCAACCGTAAATTGACCAGCCATCCAATCTCCATCGTTCTCACTATTTCCAAATATATCCATTATATCCATTCCTCCATTGCAAAATTTTGATCAAGGTCGTAACCAACAGCTTCTAACATAATTTTCATAGGGGCAATGAAGAAATCTGTCCACATTCGTTCACGGTCAACATATTTTGTCAATCCAGCATCTTCAATAAAATCTTCGTCTAAGAATGCTATTACATCATCCCCGAGTATATTTGGCTTCTTAAGGAAAATATACTTAATCTTATCCGACACCAATATTTGAGGGTATTTTGTCAACCCAGTTTGGTCTACAAACAAGTTAAAATTCATAGCAGCACGAACATTCATCCCAGCCGTTAATGTTTTGTCATTCTTCCAAGTTGTATATCTACCTATGTGTCCCTCGTAATCCAAAGAACCAATTCCAGAAACCCTAGCAATATCAGCCAACGGTGCTTGATGAAATAATTCTTCTAGGGATTCAAGTTCTTTAATGGTAGTTTGGGCATTGTTGTCCAGAATAATTTCAACCATTTCCTTGAGGTATTTTCTACAGAATGCAGGTGTACTTGATCTAACAATTTCCAGTCCAGTAACAGCCAAGTAAGGATCGTCTACAAGGATAGAACCTTCATCCCAAACGGCTCTAAGAGCGTACTTCTTTTTCGCAACAAACATACCCTTGTCAGCAATCTTTTCAAGCTTTGCCCCAATTGGTTCAGCGTTAAATGCATTGAAATCATCAGAATACTTTTCTATATATTCTTGTGTCCAGACGTCAAGGTATTTGTGGTCAAAGTTGATAAGCTTTTCTAGGATTTTATGATTATCTTCTTCCTTGAATTTTTTAACTAATTCATCAAGACTAAAATAAACGGAGTCCGTATCGCCATACACAACAAAGTTTATATTGGTTTGTAATACTTTCCGGAGTTTTTCATTGATATAAGTAGCTAATCCCTGAATGAAAATCCTACCATTTCCCGTAATAGACGCAGCAACGTCACGGTTAAACAGTAAGAAGTAAGTGTTCGCTAGTGCACCATATAAACTGTTAATAGAAATTTTCAAAGCCATTTGGAATGTATTCCAATATGCTGATCTGTCCTCTATATGAGTAGTATCAATTCCTTTAAATTCACTCAAATCCATTTTATTGATATCATCGACGGTCATAGAACCGTCTTCTATTTTTTCGTATATTTTGTCTAATGTCATTAATCGCTCCATATTTATAGGTTAATTATACTAAAATAACCTTAAGAACGACTTAATTTCCTCGAATGTAGAATTGTTTGCCGTTTAAAAAGTTGGCAAAATATTTTGGTTCAACTTCGATATCATATTTTGAAGACACAATAAAACCATCTTCAAGAAAAATAAAATAATCACTATCCCAACCGTCTCGCGAAACAAATTGTCCTCTGGTAAATAATGCTAGAATTGCATCTTCTTTTGAAACTTCGTATAATTCGGGAGAATTTTCGTCGATAAATTTATTCATCATCAAATCCAAAACCCTCTAAATCCATAGGAAACTCAGCCATGTACTCACGCTCGAGAACTTGAGTAATTCCGTTCAACTTGATCATAATGTCATCATAATCTAAAAATTCAATGTTGGGGATTTTACCGATTTGGTACAAGCCACTTTCACCCTTAAGAGTGCTGAAGAAAGACTCCTCAGCTATTTGGTGTAAAATGGTATCATATTTTTCTAAATTCACTTTTTATCCCAACGCTTATTATATGTATCAAACTTTGCGTCAAGCTTTCTTTTAGCATCAACGAGAACTTCATCTTCATCAATATTGTAAATTTTATTAACTAACCCAGAGTCAAGACGACCCTGACCACCAGCTAATAAATCTTCAAACGCATTATCTGCGATTAATTCTACTGCTTCCCAATAATCTAACATATTAGTCCTTTCTAATTCTTTCGCTCCACCAACACCTACCGTAAATTGTCCCATAAAGTTCAGGAAAATCTTTGAATAGTTCTTCTGGAGTTACATAATGTTCATAAGTAATACCAACCAAAAGAGGGTCAGATGACTTTTTATAAAGCCATTGATATTCCTTTTTTGGTCTATTAATCTTAGCCATTTGTTTTCGCCTGAAACTCAGCTAAAATTTCCTCATCCGTTGAAGTCCAGTTCGTTACCTTACCGTCTTTTACATCAAGGTCAATATAGTCACCGTACTCATTTGGAATACAATCAGGCACATAGTCATAAATTGTAAGTCTGTCATCTTTAGTAATTAATGTATAAACACCCGTATCGACTACTTTAGACCATACGTTCATACCATTTTCGTTACCTGAGATTTCTTTGGTTTTGAGGTTAATTGTAACCTCTTGAAGTTCGTTTTCAAACTCACCGTGTCTGTCTTCAAAATTTATCACTAAGACCATTACGCTACCTCTTCAATTGGGTTTTCTTCCCAGTAAGTAGCCAATTCTTCCGCAGTTACTTCAACTTGCTCAAAGTAACTACCACTATAACCATCTGCCGCAGCATTGTTTTTAGCGTTATAAAGATTTGATACCAAAGTCTTAATTGACTTAGGATTTCTATTAATCTTTTTGTTACCCTTTTCGTGTTCCCATGACTGACCAACTTCAAGTGAATAACTATATGATTTCACTAAATGAACCAATGTTCCTACTTGCTCGTATGTTCTAGTTTCTCTACCGAAACGTCCTGATTTACTCTCTTGAACTTTAAATACTTTTGGTAATCTTGCCATCTTTTAAGCCTTTCAAACTTTAATTTGTTTATACTATATTATACCGTAATGTAGCTTAAACCTTGCTTAAATTTGAAAAGAATTTAGCCAAATTACGCTATTTTAGCCTTTAATGCGTTATACATAAGCATACGTCGCTTTGCTTCCTTTCTTGTGCTATAAATATCAGCAACAATAGTCGGTATAATACCCTCTTTGTCACGCTTGAAAAATGCGTTCATCCCAAAAGCAACGTCGTATTTGTGACACACTTCCTTAATTTCTTTGAGATTCCCATCATCTAGATAAACCTCTTCATCCTCATGTTTGTGGTATTTCTCACGAATTGCTTGTAAATCCTCAGGGAGTTCCCATTCATTGATATATGTCTCTGGTGACATATTAAACGCTCGCATCCCAAGAAGTGGGTACATTGAGTTGACATCCACTGAAACCAACCAATTATGCTTTCCTTTCTGAGGGTGACGAACGTATCCACCAACGATTGGTTTATCCAAATGTGATTTGCGGTCTAGAGGCATCACTAAGCCCTCTTTCATAGCCAAGTTTGTTAAGTATTGCCCCCATGGCTTAACCGTCCCAAATGAATCATCCATATTAATTCCCATCATAGTAGCTAAAATTTGCATGAGTTCGACCAATTTCAATTTATCTTCAAGTTTCTTAAGCACTATAACATCTTGAATCGAATACTCTAGAAATTTGTCAATGTCACCATGGTAGAAATCAATTATATCATCGAATTCCCCATAATCTACCTTACCTTCTCCCATACCGAGTTCCACTTTTGCAATATTATCTAGACCGTAAGATGCTTGTGGTTTAAAAATAAATTTCTTATATGCTTGCATCATATCAATTAGATAAATTCCTTCCCAATCAAAGTTCAAACCATCTTTGGTTTTGATTTCAGAAACCTTATGAATTGGTGACAATCTTCGATAATTTATCCCGTCGAGTTTCATAGCACGATGCGTTAAGTAAGGAAAGTCGAAGTAATCTCCGTTCCATGCAGTAATGACTGTTGGTTCTAATTTCTCAAGGAGTTTTATGAAATCTTTGAATAACGCCTTTTCATCTTGGTAGTGTTTAAATATAAGATTCTTGTGGTGTTTGAATTTCGTATCATCTTGCATTTTATCTAAACTTAAGATTATTATCTTATCACTGTAGCTATCCCATATCTGAATCTGAGAAACTGGTTTTTCAGCCAATTGAGGGTCAGGAAAGGTCTTGTCTGCATAATAACATGAATTCTTAAATAAAACCCATTCATTTAATTCCTCATCAAATACTTCACGATCACTATAATCCTCAGCTAAAATCTCCGACATTTTCATTATTTTTTCCATTTTCCAATTCCTTCATTAATTTTCTTTCAGCATGTTTTTTCTTAGCATCATCAGATATTCTTTTCTTTTACCCTAACTCTTATTTCATGGTCTCTACCATATTTATTTTCTTCAACAGTTTCAATATCCAAAAACCAAATTCTCATATCATTATTAAACCCATTTTGAAAGAAATGGTCTCTAATAAATTTATATTCTTTTGGTTGACCACCAAACACTTCTTTATTCAATGAATCCATTAACCCTCGATATTCTTTAGCTTCTTTAGAATTTTTAAATTCCTTCTTAGAAAGCTTTACAGTTGGGTCTAGGATGAAACTCATTTCACCGTTTGGGTTCTTTTCATAGAACTCAATTGATGGTTCGATCTTTTCAATTCTAACTTGATTTGTCTCTATGTTTCTTGTTCTACAGAAGTAATCAAAACCACTTCTCCAAACTTTCTCATATTGCTCATTGGTATATTTTTCCATTAAAGGCTCCCGAATATTTTTCTTAATAAATAACTATAATTTTGACCCTTGCGTTTGTGGTAATCATATGCAACTACAGACATTGATGAAACAGAGACTGCCAAATGTGAATGATTTATCCATGGCTCAAATTGATACATCAACCCAAACTTTTCAGAAGCGTCCCTTAAGTTTTCAAAGATGAATTTCAATTCTATAAAATTTGAAATTACAAATACCCAACCAGTCCTACTAGCAACTTTATTATAAAATTTCAATAAATCCATCTTTTCTCCTAATCAAAATTAATTACATCAGTGGAAACTGACCCATGGTCAGTTGCTTGTTGTAAAATTGTGGCATTTACACCACTTGTAGCTTGTTCATAACTATCTTCATCCAAATCTGTAAACCTTACTGTTGAAAAATCTACACCAGTAAGGTGAGATGTCAGGTTTCCAGTATTTCTGTTTTTCAAGAACTTAATCAAACTTTGGTCCATTTCTCTTAATTGAGGATTTGAAAGTAAAGCAATTACATTATCAGCCGTTTGAATAACTCCCAATGAATCTGCAATTGAGTCCAAACCACTTTCTAAGTTGTCATACGCCCCTCTATTCAATTGTGCTGCCGTGAAAACTATTACATCTTCTTTCTTACAAAAACCATGGAGCTCTTCAGCTATTGATTTATAGAAAGAATAACCACCAGCTGTCCCTATTGAAACACGCGTACTATTCATCAAACCAATATAATCTATACAAATCAGTTCAGGTACAAACCCATCCTTAGTCTTAAGTTCACCAAGAAGTGCCTTGAGAGTCAATACACTAAATGTACCAGCTGGGTAATCTTTTATGACTAAGTTCCCAGAAAGTTCTGCAATTTCCCCCAATCTTCTTTCAAACTCATTCCTATTCAATTTACCAAGATCATTCGCTGGGTGATTCAATAAATTTGCATCAACCCGTCGTGCTATTTCCATATCGGTCATTTCCAATGAAACAAAAAGTACGTTTTTCTTAGCAATATAAGCCGTGCTTGCCGCAGACATTAAAAGTGCTGATTTACCACCATGTGAAGGAGCCACTACTAAGTTTAAAGTCTTAGTCCTAAATCCACCACCAAGTGACCTATCGACAGAATCGAGCCCAATACTTAAACCCTCTATTCTCTGTGTATAGTAATTATATCGATCTTCGAGTGCAGATGTTTCTTTATATGCCATTCCAGTATCATAATCAAATGAAATTCCCAACGCCCCTTCAATTAACCCAATAATTGGGTCAAATGGTTCATCATTTTCTATGAGGTCTGCTGATTTAAAGATTGCTGCCGAAAGTTCTTCCTTTTGGATGTATTTTTCGGTTTGGTCAATTAAAAATTCATCATTTTCTACTGGTGCTTCCATCATTACAAATTTATATTGATCAATAACCTTGTCACGCACTTGTTCTGAAACTTCACCCGAATTCTTTATATACAATCCAAGCTCTTTAATATTCGGTGTTTCATCATATGTAGAAAAATAAGATGATAACGCCTTAAAAATCTCTACATTTTCGAGTTGCCCAAAATGGTCTTCCTTAAGGTGCGTGTACACCTTTGAGAAATATTCCCCATTTGTTATTAAACTCTTTAAGATCACTTCTTCCATATATTCTCCCTACCATTAAAATGGCATATTTATACTTGCGTCCCACTCAGAGATTATTTCCACAATCCCTTCAATGAGGACTAGGTGTTCATCTTTCGGCATATCATTATTTACAGAAATTCCAAATGCGTGGTCGTGACCACCAGCTGAAACCACCCATGGATTTTGAGTAACGTACTTGATAACATCATCTTTAATTTTCTTTGCCCAAGAATCGCTCAACCTATTCGTAATTCTTATAGATAAATTGTTTCCTTTAGTATGGTATGGGAGAACATAGTAATCATAATCTGGATAATCCATCTGCCAATTTGACTTATGTTTATCACAGAATGCAAGAAGAATATTAGCTTCATCATCAAAAATAACCAAACCATTCTTAATTAGTTTTGCAAAATATTCATCTTTGTCTACGATTGTTTGTTTATAAAGTTCTTTGAAAAACTTCGGTACTTTGAAGTCATTGTTTATTAAATTTGACTTAAACCCTGGCATTTTTATTTCCCAAAAAATTGAATTTAAGAACCAACCTAGTTTAAAATTATGTGGGTCTTCAACTTCCTTGTAAATATCATATGCGTCAATCCACGTTACGATATTCTTTAAATCTGGGTGCTCACTTCTTGTAAACTCATAACATAATTTTGTAGCACTTGTCCCTATTCTATGAAGGGTATATACATTTGTGAAAGTTTGAAGCTCTTCAAACGCTTCTAAAACATCTCCCTCATAAGGGTGGTGATCTATATAAATTACATTCAAGTGTGGTCGTGATTCAGTAATACGCATCAATTCATTAAAGCACTCTCTATCAAACGCCAAGTCTGTGATGAATAAAGTTTTTGTATGTGGAGTTATTTCACAATCAATTATTTGGAGAGTTTCAACTATATCACCATAAGAAACATGGTAAGATTCCATATCTCCAAATTTTTCACGCAAAACTAAATTTGCCCCTGCTCCATCCATATCATTATGGCTGAGATTAATTCTTTCGTACATTATTATCCTTTATTTTACCTATTATAGCTCATGAACCTTAAAGTTCACTTACCTCTTAGAATTCTTATTGTATTTTCCGTTAATTCTTTCAATTTCAAATTCAGGCATGATTTCTAAATATTGTTCGGCAACTCTTTCGGAACATCTATAATATTTCACCACATTATTCAAAGTCTGGTCATCAAACTTTTTCTTTCCTCTTTCAAAACCAACATTACTTTTTGGAACCATTTTATTAATAACATCCCATTGATGTTCAATGGGAATATCTTTCGTGGTAAACATCAATGCAAAATCTAAAGTACCCTCAAACCTTGCTAGGAGTTTATGAAACATAAACTCACTCACACCTTGTTTCTCAGAAAGAGTTGGTTTGACTTTTTTATCAATGGCTGAATTCATAACATCCCACATAGAACGCCCCTTCGGAGCCTTATACATGACAACTTCTGCTTCTTCAGTTGGAGCAATTCCCCATTCTGACATATCCATAATTAAACCTTTTCTGAAGTATTTTTTCCCTTGCTTTCAATAGTAGCTACTGGGCTCGGTTCTGGAGGATTTTCATCCCTAGAAATCCCACGCATTTTCATAAGATCATGCACACCAACGTTTGCTTCTTCACCGAAAATATCATAGTAATATGAAATTGCATCATTTACATTTTCACCGTGAAATTTATAAGATTCAAGTGACTTCTCAGCTACTTCTTTCAATTCTTTATTATTTGGTTCAGCTTCTACACCCTTCATAACTGAAGTATATACGCTCATTGCTTGTGTTGATAAATATTCATTAGAAATTACACTAAATAGTAAATCTTGTCGAACCGTAATCTCGTTTAATTTTTCTCGTAAATCTTTTTGCATATTTGCTCCTATTTTTGTTTATTATATTCAATAGATCTTAAGGGGAACTTAAAGCCCCTCGAAATCCTCATCGTTGATTTCACTATGTAAGAAAGTATATTTTCTTTCAATGTAATTAGGAAAATCAGTATCTCTCAAAACCGTATTCCAAAATTCTTGCGGGTTTTCATTTAGTTCACGCTCACGCCACTTTTTGTCATCTGGGACATTCGCTCTTGAGTAATAACCCATAGTTGGTTTGGTAACATAACCACCTTCCAACGCATCTTCCAAAATCCCGTAATAAGGATCAATACCACCATCATATTTGATAAGATATCTCAATTTAGTAAGTTCTTTACAGAACCTTGACTTCTTAGTTGTTGCCAAAATTAATGCACCCGTGACTTCTGTACTAGAAGCTGTATCTTTTGCCCTCGCTTTCGAAGTACCTAAAACAATCGTACTTGATGCAAAATATAGACCACGACCCCCACCAATAGTAAGAGGGTCATATTGATTCATAGAATCATACACTTGGTTAATAACGAATATTGTCATTCCCATTCCAGTCAATAACTTAGCAAATGTGTTTTTCTTTTTTGCCGTCGTGAAGTCTGCTGCGTCGTTTCCAGTTGTCGCGTCATTAACTGTCTTTGAAGTAACTAACCCACCCCAACTATCAATAACCATAAGAACGTTCTTTCTTTCATCTTTAGAAAGTTCTTTAGTCAATGCCATAACTTGTTGTTGAACTTCTTCGATTTGATTGCTCTGGATAACCAATAGTCTGTCTTGCTCAATTCCCACTGAATCAGCGAAATCAAAGTCAAATGCCATTTCTGTGTCAACATAAACCACAATCCAATCTTTTGATTTCTTTTGTGCATTCTTAGCGACCTTAAGCCCTACGAATGATTTTCCTAAAGAAGAAGGTGCTGCGATTTGAGAGATTTTCCCAACTGCAATACCACCACTTAATCTTCCACTGAATAAAATATTCAGAACAAGTGACCCAGTATTAATGAAATCCTGAAGCTCATCAGTTTTCTCTAAAACACTATCCTTTATTGTCTTGTTTTTTGACAGCCTTGCTATCATCGAATTTTTCGCCATTCTTTATCTCCAATTCTTTTAGTTCTTCCTTTAGATTTAAGATTTCTTTTTTCTGTATGGAAGTTCTTAGGTTTGTCGGAACTCCGTTCAAATCTTCCATAACAAAAAATAATTCCTCTAAAAACATAGAAAGATTTTCTTCGTTTTCAAATAATACACCATATTTCATATCAATCGTCAAAGACCATTCTGTATCCCCATTAACTTGAATTCTTAATGGATGAGTAAGGACGTTATCAACCCTGAGATTGATTTGGTCAAGTTCAGAAAACGAACCATCTGGAAAAACCTTATATAATTTCTCAATTAGCAAATCATCCTTTGAAATAAGAAAATGGATTGCTTTTTGAGGTGGTGTATTTATTTTAAATTTCATTTATTACCTTTAATCTATCATTATAGCCTATTACTCTTAGAGCTTACTTAAATTTGATGTTAGTATCACCAATAATCTTAACTGCAAAAGCCAACAAGGGTATATGTTTGTTCTTTGCTCGTTGTGAAAAATCTTGGTAATCTGCTAAATCTAAAATCACCATTGGTTGCCCTTCTGGTTTAAAAATATCGTCCAAATGTTTATATACATAAGAATAAAAATTATCAGGGATCATAATATCATTCACAGCTTCTTTTACCAATTTGAATTTTCTCTTAAGCATAGCATCAGTTAATGCAACAAATGTATCATCTGGCTTAGAAATATTATCAAACTTCAAAACACCTGAACCAGAATGCTTCTGTAAAAATAGGGTCATATTTCTTGAAGAAGGGTATAGTGTACTGACTACTTGCAGAACATCTTGTTTATCATATTCAATACTTTCATTGTCTAGAATAGCAATAAGTCTCTTGAAAATCATAATCCCCAATTCTTTCTTATTTTGACTGTAAATATCATCAAGGTTGAAAACTTGTAATCTATCCATCAAAGGTTGAATTATTTTGTCACTGTAATTCCCAGTGAACATAAACCTCACATTCTTTGAATATTGTTCAAGATCTGATCTAAGTGTAGACTGGGCAGCAGTTGTAAGATAATCGGACTCATCAATACAAGCAATTTTATGCTTACCAATCATCGAACGACCCTTAGCAAATTCACCAATTTCATTACGCATGACGTCAATTCCATTATCCTTTGAACCATTAATCCAAAGCGTTTCTGTGTCAAGTTGTGTCATGAGAACATTCATAAATGAAGATTTACCCGTTCCAGGAGAAAGACCAAATATTCCTATATTTGGAATTTCACCAGCATCTATCCAACCTTGAATTATATCCTTATCAGATTGTGGGAAAATTAAATCCTCTAGTGTTTGTGGTCTATACTTCTCAGTCCACAAATATTGTTCGTTGTCAATAACCATTTTATCTCCTAAATTTCAATTTGTTTAAATAGCTCTCTAATTCTTTCAACTGATTCTTCTTTAAATGTAAGAAACAGCATCAAAAACTTCAATTTCCGGATAACATGAGAGAATGTTCTTCCTGGTTCCCAATCACTCGAATTCAATTTAATGAACCACCAAGCAGTAAAGAACTTTATTTTACCGTCAAGATATTCCTTCAAAACTTTTTGAGGGTCGACACTTGAGCCGTAAACCTTTTTCAAATACCCAACATCCTGACCTATATAATCTTGATTATTGAGAATTTCCCTTTTGAACTTTTCAATTTCCTTGAAATCTACTTCCCTTAATTCACCAACCATAGAGCGAAACGAACTTGGTGTCTTGGTAAAGATAATATAGAGACAAGCCAAAACAAAAGTTTCCTTAGTCCTAATTTCCCATTTTTGATGTGGAAAAGACATTTTCAAATTATTTCGAGTATTTTGTTTATGTTTAGAATGAAGTAACCTATAATCTAATTGAGAATCATAAGTGATGAAAATCCCATTAGCTATGTCATATTGTTGATTAAATGATAGCACCTAAATCTCCTTTCCATATTATAGTGAATTAACCTTAATATCCACTTAAAGCCATTCACTCATTTTACTTTGTTTCTTTTCTTCGCCAAATGTGGCTTGATTATGAAACTTTAAATCTTCTTTCAAAGTTTCTCTAAAGTTCTTATCCTTCTTCAGTAATTCACCAACCTCATCAATATCCTCATCTAACTCTTCGCAATACATTAAAACCACTTCCATGATCGAATATCCCGTAATTTCTCTTTCATTTTTAAACTTCACTATTTCTTGGAACATAGCGTTCCCTGATTTTGTTTCCCACATTTTAAACCCCTTCTACTGAGAAAGAACTGAATCCTTCTTGTTGTTTGACTGTTATCACCCTATTCAAGAGCTCAAGTCTATTTTTGATATCAGGATTATGTGAAATCAACACAACATCTTTCTTACTGCTAAATACTTCATCAAGAATTGACATAACTTCCTCTATACCATTTATATCTAAAGAACTATCCAAATATTCATCCAGTATCAATAAATTCGTACTTATTCCGTTCTTCTCCTCAATTAATTTCAAAAAGGCAAATAAAATACTTAATGATATTCTTTGTTTTTGCCCATTTGATAATGAGTTAAAATCATTATCTGCGTTTCTAGAAATAATTTTTTCATTGAATTCATTATCAATTATAAAATTGAACTTTGAGCCAAATAACTCCAAGAATTCATTAATGTACTTATTCAAGAAAGGAAGTTGTTGATTTAATATAACTCCCTTGAGATTTTTATCAGAAACCATTTCTTCAAGTTCCATTAAATCTGTAATGTCACCCTTGATAATAAGTAACCGTTCTTTTGATAAATCAAATGTCTTTTCTAACTCTTCAAGTTCTGAATAATCAATGTCCACTGCTTTCCATGTATTTATCTTTTTTGTTCTCTCATGGATAGATTCAAGATTTGCCTTGAGAGCATTTTCATTTTGTTCTAGCCTTACCTTATTGTTGAACTTTTGATATTTCACAGACATGGAAGAATTCAACGTTTCAATACTCTCTTTCAAAGAGCTCTTTTGATCTAAAACTTCTGTCAAATTTTCTTTAAGTTCTGAAGCTGAATAAGGTAAATCCTCCTTAATTTCATGACTGCACTCAGGACACACGACTTTGTTTTCTTCATTTGCCATAAACTTCCGTATCTTTGCCTTGAGGTCCTGCTCTTTTTCCAGTAGGTTATCTAGCGTGGATTCTAGTTCATCTAGTTCAGGCTTCATCTCAAGCCATTCTCGCTCTAATTTACCTAAAGCTTCATAAAGTAAAGGGTATTTATCAATTTTATCTGAAATTTCAAATTCTTCCTCTTTCAATTCAATAAGAATAGAATCTCTATTGATGTTGAATTCTTCATTTTGTTGTTCCATGGCTACAATATTCATTCGCAATGAATCTAAACTTGCTTTTTGTACTTCAACCTTGTATTTGTATTCAGTAAGGTTTGTTTTCTCTACTAATTTACTTTCTTTAACTTTTTCTTTTATCTGATTGAAAATAGCCGTGTCAGTAATCACTTGAAGAACTTCTTCTTTTTCATGTTTGGTTAAATCCATAAAGTTCCTTGAAGAACTTAAATTTGCACCCAAAGCAATTAATTGCCTATAAACATTCTCACCAAATTGTAAAATGCTTTCTTCAAATAATGCCTGATAATCTCTATTGGTGCTTGGTTTTTCTACCAATGAAAACCCACCGTCATCTTCTTTGTAGATTTCAAATAAATCAGGCTTCATACCCCTGACAACTTTAAACCTATTTTCAGCCACTTTAAATGTAACTTCAACCCATAAGTTTTTATTATTCTTATTGTTAATTAAGTTCCCTATTTTTATCTTTCTGAAAGGTCTACCGAATAAACCGTAAGTTAATGCATCTACAAATGTCGATTTCCCCAACCCATTTGAACCGACCACGAGGTCAATCCCTTCTTCAAAATTGAATTCGGTTGTTGCATTCCCGTAACTTAGTACATTCTTATATCTCAATTTCTCAAATATAATCTTCATTAAACCTCCTCTATTTCAGACATAATCAAATCTAATAATTTAACTAGATGTGGTTTTTTATCTTTGACAGTTCTATATAGTAATTCAGTTCCGCCAATATTATCAATTCCTTCTTTAAAATCAGTCCCAATGAGGTCAGAAATTTCAACATTATTGATGACATCAAATGTGACCCCTTCTTGATGAAGATTAAAACTAACCGTCTCATATTCTTTATCAATTGCATGGTTAATGAAAAGTTTCACCTTATGGTGGCTCAAATCAGGTAACTCATCAACTGAATCATAGAATTTTGATTCAGGATAATACCCAGAAAGTTCAAGACATTTCTTAGCTTGGTCATTGTACTTAATCTTTATGAACTTCGCACTTACCGTATTTTCAATGAATTCATAATCGTGACCTTCAAAAACAAAAAATCCTCTTGGGGTTTTATAATCTCCCCAATTTAATTGATATGGAGTTCCGACATAAACGATAAAACCGTCTGTAGATTGTATATGGTAATGACCACTAACAACTAATTTTAGACCCTTAATCTTCTTAAAAAATCCAGAACTCAATTCGGACTTCCCATCGACATGACCTTTAACCATTTCAAAATTCTTAATCTCAAAGTGACCAAATATTACGTCAGCCCCCTGAAGTTCCTTGATATCAATATGTTTATCAACAACCCAAGGAAATAACTTATATTTATATGAACCTAACTTAATTGTCCCTGGTTTTTGGTGAACTGTTATATTGTCAGGATATAGCTTTTGAAAATACTGAACCATATTAATATCTAAAGTCGAACTATAATAAATGTCGTGATTTCCAAGGAAACTTATGAATTTAAACCCATGTTCTTTCATAGGTTCGCAAAATTCATTTACGATGCGATTGAATGTTTTGATATTGATTATTTTTCTATTGTCTAGCCAATCACCCAACTGGACGATCGTATCTATCCCATTTTCTAGCATGTAAGGGAATAATTGCTTGTGAAAAAAGTTGAGTTGATTATCTAAGAAATCTTCATTAAAGCCTTTGACCCCAAAGTGGGTATCTCCTAATACAATAAACTTCATTAAACATCAGTGGTTCTTTTCTGAGCCCATTTACCACAAATAGAACTTTTATCTACACAAACCTTTAAGACCGTTTCTTCACCTTCTTTAGCATATGCTTCAAACGCATCACCACTAAAATTAGAAAGACGTGCGAAATATCTTGCATTTCTCCATTCTTCTTTTGAGTCTAAAATGTCACCGTTTGATAGTATGTCATTCATATAGCTACAAACCACCAGTTCTTCATTTAAAGCTGGTTGGCTATAATAACACGAGTTACAATTTCTTTCCATAATTTCTCCTAATATATTATAGGTTTCATTATAGTAAAACAACCTTAAGACTAGCTTAAAGTTGTGGGAGTAGTTGGTTGATTTCTATAGGAGAGTAGTTAATTGCTTCAACTGAAACATTATAGTGATTTTTTAAATCTGTGGTACGTTGATGAACATGACCATGCACAATATGCTTGATATTATTCTCTTCTGCAAGCTTTTTTGTCCTAGTAATATTGATAATTTCCTTTTCGGAACTATATTCATTAATCCTAAGTGGATAATGGTAAAATAATACGTCACCCATAATCATATATTCACATACATCTTCAAACCCTAACTTTTCTTTATAAAATTTTGCAGATTTATGGTCATGGTTCCCACGAATTAAAATTTTATTACCGTTCAATTGGTCAAAAATATCTATAAGTTTGTCTTCTCTGCCCTTGATTCCGGCAGCAACATCACCCAAATGAATAACTGTATCTATTTCTGATACCATAAGATTCCAGTTTCGTATCATTATCTCTTCATGATCATCAGGTCTGTCACAGTACTTTACAATATTATCATGTAAAAAGTGGGTTAAGTGTCCCCTATGAGATAGAGTTTTGGATCTTTCTTTTCGGGGACAACCTCCTTATTTTGAATATTTTTTATCATAATTTTCTATCCTTTCTTTTAATTCTTCTAATGTAATCTGGTTATCACCAGAACCTCTATGTGCTCTCGAAACATTTCTCCATGCTGAATTATTTCACAATTAGCTGGGTGAGAAAGAATTGATGGAGGTATGTGGTTTTCATACCCGAATCTCCAATCAGGTAAATTTTACTCATACTGACGCCAACCTATATGTGTTCAATTTGGATATCAACTCTAAATCAAATTCAGAAAATGGTCCGTAACCAAGAACCGTCTTTTGTATTTCTTCATACTCATTTAAAGAAAATGATTCATTGTATTTTTCCCAGTCATTGACAACAAACCCGTTAGCAACATTTGAAATAACCTTAGTTCTCAATAATGAAGCCATTTCGTAAATCTTCTCAGGCAACACCAATGAAATGCTTGTCAACAGATCACCCAATGATTCATCTTCATTAAAATACGCCCAAGGATATGGACAATTCCCATATTCCAAAAACTCTACCAAATTATGTAAATCGGGAGTGACCCCACCATTTAATGACACCATCGTTTTATGGTTCATCGACCAATCATATAGAATTTCCCCTTGGACATCAAGTTCATTTG